ATCTCCAACAAGTAAGAAGGATAATTGTTTCTTTCCCCGTAAAACACGTAGGGTTTCCCATTCATTACCTTGTACTCGGGTAACTTGGATTCAAAGTTCTGTTTCTTTTTGGCCATCATGTCGGTCTTTGCGACCCCATAACTACCTTTTATTCTACGTGCGCTCATAAATTTGGCTCAATATATTCGATCGTGTTTGCAGAAAACACGGTATCGTTTGTTTCCGATTCAATTATTTGATACAATCCACACTCCAACACTCCTAAAACTTCAGCATCTTCCGGACCGGACGCACCACTTTCGCCCTCGTAAAGCGTGTAAGTACATTGGCCTCCTGGTATATTTCCAATAGAAACATTGAATGCGTTGTAACGATTCGTTTGGAAAGATAGATCACTCGTTTTCGCGAAGGAATAAAAGAAGTCATTGTTGGTTGCAATGTGATGGATATTCAAATACAGCGTATCACCTTGGCTATAAAACTCGGTGGCAGTAAAGAACAACCGGTTAACCTCATTGGAATTAAGTAACTGCATAACCATAGTATTACAAAACTCAAAAAAGTAACAACAAAAAAAGGGATCGTTTCCGATCCCCCAAAAACTAATATGGAAAGGTATTAAGGCAAAATTTCTTCCAATACAACGATTGGGCTCGTTTCGTTGGTAGAGAATGTCAATGTCAATCCGTTCAAATCTCCCATGGCTGTACCAGTTGCACCGGTGCCAGTGGTTAGATTAACTCCGTTTTCGTAACCAAGAATCCACTGAACACCATTGCGATCGGTAGCAACAACTGCTAACTTCGCCTGTGCCATAAGCTTCAACTCATTGCGAAGAGTAGCTGTAAGCTTTGGCAATTGGATTGTCAATTCTGTGGTGTAGAATGTAGTTCCAGTTTGTTCAGACGATGTAACTGTTTCGGTAAATTGTGCTGTGTTGATTGGCAATTCATACTTGAAGAATGTACCGGTAACGGTAGCAACTGCACCAGCTACAACGGGATCGTAAGTGATAGAAGAATCATTTGCAATGTGAACGTGTTTGATACCACCCACACTGTCTTTACACCCTAAAGTGTATCCTGCGGTTAATGCGCAACTCATATTTTTATTTCTTTATTGATTCAAAAAAAAAGGGTGGGCGATTTCACCCACCCCTTGGTTAATAGTTCAATCAGTTGATTAAGCCATTACGAACTTAACGATCTGGTCAGGGAACGCAACTTGGAAACCAGCTTTGAACTCACAAATGAAACGAACATCCATAGCTTCTTTAGCGTAGAAGATTTCGAATTTCTCTTGCTCATTCAACAAGTCGGTACCGAATACCAAGTTGGAAGTGCGCATAGCGTAGATAGAATAAGAAGTGTTACCACCGATTCCATCGTTCAATCCTGGGACAGCAACCAATTTGATGTTTGATCCTGGGATAATCATTTCACCTGACTGCATACCTTCGTAGTAAGAAAGGTTGAAGTAGTTAGAAGCAACGATGTCTTGACGGAACAAACGGAATACGTCCCATCCACAGAAAACAACCACATCGTCAGTTCCCAAGATGTCGGTTGGGATTGCTCTTTCGATAGCTTGCAATACAGTACGGCGTGAAGTAGTACCGGCAGCGTTAGCGATGAAATTTGCTTTAGAGATTGGTGTAGCACCGTTGCCAGTAAAGGCGTTAGTGTTCGCATCGATAACAGAAGCACCGGCTCCATCGATTACGTCTTTCCAACCATCGATGTTTGCACCATCACCAACCCAAGAAATTTGCTCCAAGTTTTGTGCAATCATGTTCACCTTCAAGTTAGCGTAAGCTTCTTCAAAAGGAATAGAATTGTACATTGAACCTGGGGTCAAGTGGTGTTGCAACCAAGTTTGTTCCAATGCTTGAGGACACAATGATTCGTGAACTTTCAAGTGCTTAACGTCAATGTTACGCTGGCTGAAAGTAGTAACTCCAGAATTGGAAGTGAACGAACAGCTAACTCCGTAAAGGAAAGGAGCGGTTGTTTCCATTCTGTTGATAGCGGAAGTACCTTTAAGTCCAACCATTTTGTTTGCCATTGCAATTGACTTCGCACCAAATACGGCTTTGGTCATCAATGGAAGTGTGTTTTGATTAACGTACGAGGTTAATCCAGTAAGTGTAAAACTCATCTTTTTTTTATTTTAAGGCTTGTAAAAATTTATTGATATTTTCGTTTTGCTTGCTCTTTGGGTACAAGTAAGTGAACGATGCGGGTTTAGAAACCTCGGCGGTTGGAAGGGTAGAAATCTCTTCAACAACTGCGGTCATTGCTTCAGTTGCTTTGGTCATGCCTTCAAACTTCTTCATCAATTCATCTAACTTTCCTTCCAAGGCCACGATGCGGTCTTGCAATTCAGCGGTGATGTCAACGATTGGCATTTCTTCAGCCAACTCAACTTCAACCTCAACCTTTGGCTCTTCTTCCAATGGCATGATTTCAGCAATCAACCCGTCTTTAACAACGATCTTAGCAACACCAACGATTTCGTGCTCACCATCAGGGGCGGGAGCTTCGGTACCATCTTCAGCAACTGCAACAACTGGAACACCAACGGCAATCTCACCGTCAATCTTAACCTTTACACCGGAAGCAGTTTCGTATTCTGCAAAGTTGTGCTCAACAACGGGTGTTTCTCCAACTTCTTCGGTAGGTTCAGTTGTCACATCGGAAGACATCAAGTAAGATTTGATCTTTAACAATTCTGCTTTTATGTCCATAAATTTGACTTTATCAATAGTATTACGATAGGGGAAAAAGTGACAAAAAAAAGTTACAATAGAGAAATAATTTCATCAAGTAACGCAGTCAGTTCTACGTTCTTACCGAAGTTCATGGCGTGCGGTTGGTGCAAAAACTCACCTTCCACCGAAAACCCTTTGAAGGTTCCATCCTTTACGTCCTTCCAAACTTCATCGTTGTAAACTTTGTAAGAACCAAACCACGTTCCTTCCGGAAGGTCCTCAAATCCCTTGGGTGCAGAAATGCCACGGCTCGAATCCTTCAAGAACGTTTCAAACATGAACACCCCATCCACCTGGTCTTTGTGCTCTTTGTTTACGTTGTTGCTGTTTTGATTGCGCATGAACTTTTCTGCAATCTTCTTCACCATTTCAGCATCGTACGTCACGTAGTATTCACCAAAGGAATTATCCCGTCTGTAAATCAGTTGATCGGGAATCATTAAGGGACCGGTGACAATTCTTTTCTCGTCATCGGCGGTGAACTTTTGCGACTTGAACGCATGAAAATTTCTTTCAATGGCGGGTGTATTCACCAAGGCCACGAACTCAACCCCGGTATCTTCATCTTCCGGATTGATTACTAATTTGTAAATTGGTAGTTCCATTATTTTCCTAATATTGCTGTTTGACTTAATTGGCGTGATCTTCTTTGTTTGTCGGATATTTCGCTTTCAACCACGTAAGTTCTCGCTGGTCCTTGACGTAGGTTACCCTGGGCATCCAAGTTCAACATGGTGGAATTTATGCCAGGTGTGGTTGTTGATTCTGCAGACGGTTGAAGTGAAACGTTGGATCCAATGTTGTTGCTTGGTGCAGAACCACCACCCTCGAATTTGGTGTCGGAAATCTTTTTGATTTGAGCAATACCGGTGGCAAGTACAATCGCAGCTTTTGCAAAGTTCATCCCGGTTAACTGGTCTTGAGGTACACCAAGTTGTTGTGATACACCCAATGCAGTTGCAGTAATTGCGGAAGCTATCTTGAACTTTTTGTCCCGCTCGAATGCTTTGCGTTGACCGTCCACATCTTTCTTGCTAAACGCTTCATTCAATGCGCCCAAAGCATTCAATCCATCCATGGTGATTTGTAGCCATTCCGTCAAGGTTGCTTTTCTCTTATTGAATACGTCTTGCTCTATTTGCTTTCTTGCTTCCGATGTTCTTATTTCCGCTTCTAATACTTTTTGATTGGTATCATTAAACTCTTTTAATTGATCCATCTTTTGCGTGTGAGCCTCTTCACTTTGCTCATTCAAATTACTTGTAAATTCTTTCGAAGTAAATGTCAATTCACGCATTTCTTCTAAATCCTTTTGTCTTTCTTTTGTAATTCTTTCCGCATCTTTCTTTTCTCTTTCCGATTTCTCTTCTGCTCTTTTTTTAACGCCATTGTTGTAATTGATTTCCAATATTTCACGCTCCTTCAATGTATCTCTTCCGGCTTGTACTAATTCCAAAAGTCTTTTGCGCTCTTCATCGGTAGCATTCCCGGATTCAATTTTTCTTTTGATAGCATCTTGTTCAGCGTAAATATTCTTTAAACGAAAATCAGCTAATTCCTTTTCCAGTTTAAATACTTCTTTTTCATTATTCAATTTTGCTTTTGCAATATCGATGTTGCGTTGCATCTGCTTTTCAATGGATTCATTTGCCTTGGATAACCTAACGATTGCATCCATGCTTTGCTGTGCGTTCTCTTTGGTTTTTGCCGTACTGGCATCGTCAATCAATCCGAAAGAAATGGTGCTTAGAAAATCCCGAACCTTAGCAATGATTCCATCGAATGGCGCAATCAAATTCATTACTACCTTCTTAACATCGTCAAAGTTGGCAATCAACAAACCTAAACCAACTACCAACGCACCGATCCCGGTAGAAGCTAACGCCAAACGAAACAACTTCATTGCCCCGGTACTCGCACCAACAACCGTAGTGTATGCAGCTTGGGCAGTCGTGGAAATTGCCAAACGTAACGCACTTTCTTTCTGTAATACGTTCGTGATAGCGGTTACCCCTTGAAGCAACGCCATTGCACCCTGGGTTTTCTTGATGGCCTCTTCAACTTGTTTATTCTCTGAACCAAACAAAGCAAGTGCACCTTGCGCAGCTGCGAATCCACCGGCAATTCCTTGCGCACCTTGGGCGAACGCATCAAGCTTAAACGTATCGGAAGACAAAGCAGTGATCGCCGCTTTAGTGTCACCGATTTGATCCTTTACTTGACCAGCTCTTTGTTGTAATTCCTTGAACGCTTTGCTTCCAGTGTCACCACTTTCGGCCATTTGATTGAGTTGTTGCTCAATGCTTCGCAGTTCTTGCTTCAAATTCTTGAACTGCCCCTGGGCTTGTTCAGTTTCCGACTTAACTCGTAAAACTATATCTCTTTCTATGTCTGCCATTAGTCTGTAATGATTTGAGGTTTAGGTTCATCGTTGATAAATGCGCCCGTTCCATTGGTTAATTCAAAAGTTGTAGGCACGAATGCGGGTAGGTTCAACACTTTCAATAGTTCAACCTTGGTGCTTTCATCGCTGTTCGGTTTGTAATCGGTCACACTCAACAAATAAAACAACACCCCGTTGATGTAAATCAGTTTCCGAAAATCCAAATTGTTCATATCTACCGGAGTCAATTGCAAGTAAGCAATGATCTTCTTTGCGTCCTTGTCGGTGTAGGTATCTACAAAGTTCTTCCAGTACGTGTTGAATAGATTGCCATCGGTGTATCGGTAGATGG